ACTGGATTCACGGATATTCTTGATCATAGCGTTAGAGCAAAAAATAATATAATTTTTGGAAATAACACGGCACAGCAATTAGGTGCATATTCATACGATAATATATTGATGGGTGCTGGTGTCCTGAACGAAATTTCGGGCAATATAGGCCAAACAGTAAAGGCATTTATTATTGGCAATCTAACTGCGAACAACATAAAATATAGACCAGACCCCGTATACAAGAATCTAGAATATCCGGAAATAGGGTTACTGCAAATACAAGAATATGGATTCAGATACCCAGCGATGTATTCACAATATATTGGACATGGTATTTCGTATAGCGGATCACTTGATATAAATACATTAGTATTGGGCAATAAATCACTTGTTTCACAATCAGAGTTTGATACCAATAATATTATAGTTGGATATAAGGCTGGGAGAAATCGCCCATCACAGTATGCTATTTTAGAAGACGATAGTTTAGTGTATGAACAGACAAATTGGTTTGAACCAAGATCGACTGGAACAGTAATACTACGTGCAATGCCAGGGGGCGGGTTGGATTCATCAGAACCATCCGGAATTTTCCAGAGTGATACCTTACGGGACTCAATTGTATTAGGAAATTTAAGTTTATATAATACTAAATTTTACCAATACGCGGTAAAAAATTCAGTTTGGGTATTGGGTGACGACTTGGGAGTTACAAATGTAAATCCAAACGCCGCTTTGATTGCAATTGGTGAACGCGTTTTAAGTAATACTCAATATGAATTCGATTCGCAAATACATACAATCGCAATCGGATCCCAAATAGGACACAACCCAAATCTAATTTCTGTTAATCAGGCTATCTATAATTCAATAATATTGGGTTCAAAATCTGCAATAACAAATAATGTTTCGCATTCTATAATAATTGGTGCAAACACTGTAGCAGTGACACAAAGTTTAAATGAGTATACTGATTTATTTAGGATTACTCCTCTTAATAGACCAATGCACACCCCGAAAATTGAGGCCACTATTGTTGTAGGAACAAATAACATTAATATAACTGGATCTCTTTCTACACATGATGGATCAGATTACTTCTTACAGTATGAGACGGACCCTACTCTTGGGAATGGCACTGAACAGGGATTTTTAATTAATCCTACGCCGATAGAAAATTCTTACACTGCATCTTCATATATAAACAATATTGTCATTGGTTCAAATACACTTCTTAGTAGTAGGCATTATTCTCGCTACAACTCGCTACTTGAAATTACATACATATCTAGCTCTGTTGTTAGAGATAGTATTTTTATAGGAAATAACGCAGTTTCAAAATTATATCTTGGCCATGAAAATACTATAGTCGGTCACTATTCTGGAATGCGGTTACAAAGTGGATTTAATCTAGCATTCTTAGGATATGGTGTTGCTAATAAGGCTCGTCATATTCGAGTTAATAATACTGAGGATAGAGAATACGGTGGTGAGCTAGGAATGCCAGTTGACACTGTATTAGCACCAGGGTTATTTAGAACTAGATTTTATGAATACAATCCACATTATGATGCAACCATATTTGGATATAATGCATTTGATAGATCAAGTACGACATGGAGAGAAACTGCAATTGGAGCTAGAGCACAAGAAAATAAATCTTCATATTACTTTGCCCTTGATCAACAAGGAAGCAAAACGTACAGACAAGGATACTCGCCAATAATAGATGCAAATGGAAACAGGGTTTTAACAGAAATAAATGCATATTCTCTTAAATTAGAGTCCGATGTCGCGGTTGGATTTAAAGCAGGTGCAGATACAAAATTGGGCGAACTTAACATATATCTTGGAGCAGAAACTGATAATACCCAAGAGGACCCTAATTTCCCACCATTAGATGCTTTTTCTACAAATAACATACTAATTGGACATAACGCAATTCGATCATATATCGATGTAGTAAATGAAATAACAATCGGAAACCCAGAACATGTAGCTGCAAGACTTATGGGTGCAAACGGGTGGTGGTATGTTCAATCTGATGTACGTGATAAAAAGTATACATCCAGCTTCGATATAGGACTGGAGTTTGTAAATAAATTAAATCCAAAATCTTATAAATGGGATTCTAGATATTACTATGGATCTGGATCTGGATCTGATGGAAGTTACACATCTAGCAATTACTACGTAGGATTCATGGCACAGGATATAAGCCAGTCAATACTAGAATTCGCAGGTTCGATACACGCAGGTTGGTATTATAATAAAACAATAGGTATAAATTTTGATAAATCAGCTAATTTTGAAAAGCTGGAAATAACAACAGACAATTTCATATACCCATTAATAAATTCAGTAAAACAATTAGCTAATAAAGTTAATGGAGCAGAACAAAGCTTATTATCTGGATCATTCCAAGGGTCTGCGAGTTTACGTGATATAATAGTAAATGACATAACAGTAAATAAATTGGCAACACCTCCAGAATCGACTGGATCTATATTACTTGATAATTCGTATAAAAATTCTCTAATGACATCTGTAAGTAATAATCAAGTAAATGCAACTATGTCATTGATATTACTGAACTTATCATCGAATCCAACTTCTTCAAAATCTGTAAATGTTATCGGTTCTAATATAATATTGACTGGATTAAATAATAATGGGGTATCAGTAAGATCAGCCAATATACAAGCAGAAATTGTATATTCAAATATCGGAGCCACACCAACCTTAATAACTTCCAGCATTAACATATTAAATAATGATTTGTCAGCATCAATTCAAATTCAAAATGTAGGCAATTCTATTATAGCAAGAGTGTACTCACAGAATAATGATTGGAACTATCAATCATATACTGGAACATATTCGGTTGGTGCTACCTATACATTAATTCGTCCAAATTTTAACAGTACAGGTAAAGTTTATAGACCAGAATGATTTGTTTAATTCATAAATATTTATTATTATAGCTGAATTATTTAACAGAGGATTTTTTTGCCAAACAATATAAAAATAGTACCTAGCAGCAGTTTATTTGAAATAACTGGTTCTAGTGATTCACAGGATTTATTGCCTAGATTTGACGTATCTGGGTCTGCCTTGAATCTTAATTATATAACACCTTCATCAAATGATGAAAGTGAAGTTTTAAAAATAAGCAGAAAACATCCAACTGCAGTTCAAGCAGGACCATCTACAGCACTTGAACTTGGATTTTATGGGAAATCAAAAAACACAAGTAATTTGTTATATGGAAAAGATGTATATCTTCTCCAATCAACGGGTAGTTTTGGGTATGACGCCGTAGTGTCGTATCGGAGAAAAGTTTATAGTGGAAATAAAGCAGTATTGACTGAAAGACAAACTCCCGGTGTACATGAAGAATTTATTTTATCAGATACAACCTTAAATGCAGAAACATTTATACGCAGAACGTATATGATGACTGGTACTACAGTTGGGGCAAACCAAAATGCATATTTAACATTAAGGCACACTGAATTACAAACACCTCCAAACGTCAGTTGGATTTCATTGAATACAAACGAATCATGTCAATTAGCAGTTAGAGTTATAGGTAGAGCAGGTGGCACCGGAACTAGAAGTAGATCATTTTTTATAAATGGTTACGCAGATGTATTAAATACAGCAGGCACTATTGCAGGTGGATATGCAATTGTAAATACGGTTGGGCAGGCTAACACGGCACCGCCAACAAACTGGAACGTTCAAGTTCAATATGTTAATGATTATAATGAAGCAGATACTGATTACATAAGAATACAAGTTTTTAATAATTCAAACATAGATGAAACCATAACATGGACCGCATATGTAGAACTTATAGTTAATACATCTTCCGGCACTGCTCGTTATGGTGGAATATAATATAAAGGATAGTTTTATGAATTTCGATAAATTGACATCAGATGACATACAGAAAATGGTAAAGGGTGAACACTCATCCCAGAATAAAATACAGGTATCTGTTTCAGATGATTATAAACCAACCATAACTAGACATGTTGGTGATAAATGGACAGATGCGGATGGAAACGAGTGGGAACAAAAAGACGGATATGCATTAAGACTTGGAAAAGAATGGCAACAAGAACTTCAAAAGGAATTGAGTTCATTTGCTAATTGTCCAAAAGAAACGTGCACATGTGATTTTCCTAACCGTTATGATAAAAAGATGAAAGCAATCCATGGTATGTGTTTTGACTGTGTAATTGCAATGGAGCATAAGCTGAGGATACAAGGAAAATATGAGGAATATGAGAGAGAAAAAATAAAAAGTAATGCACTTGCATGGCTAGCAGAAGCAGAAAAGGATAAGGATATTTTGGCAGATACATTATCAAGACTGGAATTTACAAATGAATTTGGCGATGTAGAAAAATGGAATACAAACTTTAATAAAGAAGAACTTCTTGAAAAAATAACCATAGAATTTGAAAATTTTAAAAAAATGATATTAGAACAACTGGAGGACACTAATGCTGAATAATACGCTTATTTTTTTAAAAGACATGATATCTGATGTAGATGGTCATGTTAGTTCAAAAAGAATGGTTGTATTTTTATGTTTGATTGCATTACTTATATCATGGGCATATAATTTGTGGTGTGGTGTAAAAGTAGAGCAATTTATTTTTGATGGTCTTCTATATATCGTAGCTGTCGGACTTGGTGTTACAGTCGCAGAAAAATTTAGTAGGAACTAACTATGGATATGCGCCAAGAACTAGAAAACTTACAGCGTGAAATCCGAGCACTTAGATCGGAAAGAGTCGAAACAACACCGATGCCGGAATTTGGTATCTTGAGTACATACCTAGAAGATATGAAAAAGACGATATATCAATTGAAAGATGACGTATCAGATATAAAGAAAGAGATATTGAATCCAGAGGATGGTATAATAGTTAGATTAAATCAGCTAAGCGAGAAATTAAAGGTATTAGAATTAGAAAAAATATCTAAACTAGAGAAAGAAGTTGAAGATTTTAAGAAGTTGACAACTAGTATGATGCATTTTTCTGGGTTCAAGGAGAATGTTGTTAAATTTTTATGGATTGCACTTGGTGCTATTATTACTGTAATAATAAAATTAACGGTGGGATAATATGAAAACTCTTGTACTTGAAAAATCAGTTCCTGCAAATAAAAAGCTTTATAATTCTGTAAAATCAAGAATAAAAAGCAAGTTTAAAGTTTGGCCAAGTGCATATGCGTCTGCTGCACTTGTTAAAGCGTATAAAGCAGCTGGTGGAACATATAAAGTAGTTAAAGAAACTATAGAAAACCCACAGGCATATGTCATGGGATATTCTACGGATAACTACGGTAATATATACGATATTTTATTCAGAGTAGGAAAACAAGAACACCTCGAAGAAGCCCTGTATCGTGGTAAAAAAGTAAGCTTAGGAAAACCCTTCAGAACACCACAAGGTCCAAAAAAATTCTCAGTTTATGTTAAAAAACCAAACGGAAATATAGTTAAAGTTAATTTTGGGCATAAAGGCAAGGGCGGTGAAAAAACAATGAGAATAAAGAAAAATAATCCAGAAAGACGTAGAAATTTTAGAGCAAGACATAACTGCGATACACCGGGTCCTAGATATAAGGCAAGATACTGGTCATGTAGATTTGGTTGGCCATCTAGTGGAAAAGGTGCAATAGATAAAACATAATGGCTTCTAATTGGATATCATTTGAAACTCAATTGAGTTTATTGTTAGCTGGTAAATCAGTAAAATCTACAAATGAATTTGCTGACAAATTTGCTAATATTTTAGATAACTCAACTGTATCCCAAGCATCTACACTGTTTGGGAATATTGTAGTTTCATCAAATAAAAGTTTAGTTAAGAATGGAATTAAAACAGCTTTAGACTTGGGATTTAGAATCGAGAGGTATAAAAATGATCTTGATTTATACCTAGCAGAAATCCAACAACTCGGTGAAGATTTGGAAACTATTACAAATGCTCTAAAAAAAATACCAATCCCATTTTTTTCTTCGTATATACAACAATACCTTAAAAAAATAGAGAATATACCTGCACCAGAAAGAATACAGAATATACGAGACTTTATAAAAAAAATTAAAATAGAAGATTTAATATGGTTCTTTGCAGCATCACAAATATCCCTGTATTATTTAACGGCACAATATTCTCCGCTACCACCAAATCCACCTAGCACAACGCCATCAATTGGAACCCGTGTAGTTTCACCCGGTAATGTTTTACTATTGGCAGCTGGATTGAAATACGCCTTCAAATCAAAAACACCACAAGAAACAGCTAATAGATGTAAGATTGCATTGGAATCGTATACAAAAACTGTGGTTGGTATTTATAGTGGCATCACTCCTACAGGGGCACCATCAATAACACCGTGGATTGGTGTTTTTTAGTATATTTATAATTATATTCTATATTTTTGAGTAAGAAAATGGACATAATTGAAGAAATAACTATTCGTAAAACTATAAGACAATTTATACATGAAAAAAATGTAGGTGGTCTCAAAAAATGGTTTAAAGAAAAATGGGTTGATATAAGCAGAAAAACTAAATCTGGTAGTCATCCCGCATGCGGTGCATCTGCAGGTAAAAAAGAAAGAAAGGGTGGTAAAGCTAAATATCCTAAATGTGTGCCTGCCGCAAAAGCAGCTTCAATGTCATCAACCCAAAAGAGAAGTGCTGTAATTAGAAAAAGAAAATATGGTTCAACCGAAAGGGGTAAAGCAAAAAATGTTCCGACAATTCCTAACAAATAATACTGATTCTATAATCAAGTATCTAATTGCATTTTTATTTGGAGTTCTTCTTACTGTATTGTGTTCTTACATATTCAATGAATATAAAATAAACAGTGCGTATGAGAATATAGATATTTTAACAAAACAACTGGATTCATTAAAAATAGAAATAGCAGTAAATGATGCTGAACGAATTAAATTAGAACAACAAATACAAAATAAAAAATTAGAAATACAAGAAGTTACAATAATAAAATACAAGAGACCGACTATAAATTCGGCCGATAGCTCATTTAAATATTTAAAAGGATTTATACAATGAAGACAGTTTTAATTATTTTCTTGTTTTTATTGAACACGCACATTATATTTGCAAATGAAAAAGACTCTATGTTTTGTTTCTCAAAAAAAGAAATAACCGTACTTGCAAATCGAGTACGTGAAGTACAAGACAGCGTTGTATATTTTAGAATTTTGGGAGTTAAAAAAGATAGTCTTATCTTGTTGCAAGATAGCGCATATTCAAAGGCTATGTTGCAATTAAAAAATTATAAAGAAACAACTGATATTTTTAGAAAAAGAGAAGCAGAATATAAAAATGTGATAAAAAACATGCAACCTGCTTGGTACGAAAATAAATTTATTTGGTTTGGATTGGGTGTATTAACAACAATTTTGATATCAAAATAATATGGCAACTACGCAAAACATAAAAGATTTAATAAAATCAGAGTACGTAAAGTGCGCAGCTGACCCTGTGTACTTTATGAAAAAGTACTGCCAGATACAACACCCACAGCGAGGTAAAATATTATTTCATTTATATCCATTCCAAGAAACTGCACTAAAAGATATATCAAATAATGATTATAATATAATATTAAAATCAAGACAGCTTGGAATTTCGACATTAACTGCCGGATATGCATTGTGGTTAATGATTTTCAATTCTGACAAGAACGTTCTTGTAATTGCAACCAAACAAGAAGTTGCTAAAAATTTGGTATTAAAAGTTAGAACGATGCATGATTTGTTGCCATCATGGTTAAAAAGTCAATGTATAGAAGATAACAAATTATCCCTTAGATTTAAGAATGGATCTCAAATAAAAGCAGTTTCAGCCGCAGCTGACGCAGGCCGTTCAGAATCGCTCTCACTCCTTATTATAGATGAGGCCGCTTTTATTGATTATATTGACGAGATATGGGCATCTGCACAACAGACGCTTGCAAATGGTGGACGTGCTATTATTTTATCAACACCGAACGGTACTGGTAATTTCTTCCATAGGACGTGGGTAGGCGCAGAAACAAAGGAAAATGGATTTAACACGATACTCCTGCCATGGACCGTACACCCAGAAAGAGATCAAAGCTGGCGAGATAAACAAACTCAATTGCTTGGTGAAAAGCTAGCTGCTCAGGAATGTGACTGTGATTTTATATCATCGGGTCATACAGTTGTAGATGGATCAATAATAAAGTGGTATGAAGAAACGTATATACAAGATCCAATTGAAAAGAGAGGTATTGATTCAAATTTATGGATTTGGGAATACGCAGATCCACTGAAATCTTACATGGTTATTGCTGATGTTGCTCGTGGCGACGGTAAAGATTATTCTGCATTTCATGTAATAGACATGGAAAGCTTGGTCCAAGTAGCCGAGTATAAAGGAAAAATGGATACTAAATCATACGGTAATTTCTTGGTATCGGTTGCAACTGAATACAATGATGCCCTTTTGATAATAGAAAATGCTAACATTGGGTGGGCAGCAATTCAACAAGCAATTGATAGAGGATATAAAAATCTTTATTATTCATACAAAGAGCATGGATACGTAGATGTGCAAGTGCAACTAGCCAAAGGATATGACTTAAAAAATAAAGCGGATATGGTACCTGGATTTACAATGAGTAGTTTGGTAAGACCAATGATAATATCTAAACTTGAAACATATTGTAGGGAAAGACTACCTGTAATAAAATCTAAGCGATTAATTGAAGAGTTATATGTATTTATATGGAATGGATCTAGAGCAGAGGCACTAAAGGGATACAATGACGACTTAGTTATGTCTTTTGGAATTGCATTGTGGACACGTGATGCTGCAATAAAATTAAAAAATGACGGAATTGCATTAACAAAAAATGCACTTTCATACGTAAAATCAACAAAACCAATTTCCACAACAGACCCATATTCAACCGATACCGGATGGACCATGGGGCTTTCAAATGGAAAAACAGAAGATTTGAAATGGCTTTTATAAATTATAGGTGATATATGGCAAAATTTTATGATAACCTAAAAAAACTTTTTTCAACTAGCGTAATAGTTAGAAACGTAGGTGGAAAAAATTTCAAAGTTGTAGACACTGCTCGATATCAATCGGATGGTAGTCCTTTTAATACTAAAGTTATAGATAGATTTGGCCGTTTACATGGCACTAAAGCGTATACTACAAACACCTATAATCAGTATTATGCATATTCATCTACTAAAATTGATTTGTATACTGATTATGAAGCAATGGATGAAGATCCACTAATTTCATCTGCACTTGATATTTATGCCGATGAATCTACAACTAAAAATGAAGAAGGTGATCTTTTGGTAATTAAGGCGCAAAACGCAGAAGTACAAAAAATATTACACAATTTATTTTATGATATATTAAACATCGAATATAATCTATGGCCATGGACACGCAACATGTGTAAATATGGCGATTATTACATGTTCATGGATATTAAAGAAAATGTTGGGATTGTAAATGTTACTCCATTATCATCGTATGAAGTTTTACGCGAAGAAGGATCTTCCACAGACGATATGTACAGAACACGATTTGTATATGACGGTCCACTTGGAAAGGGAACATTTGAAAATTTTGAAGTCGCCCATTTCAGATTGCTAAGCGATACTAACTTTTTGCCTTATGGAAAATCTATACTAGAAGGCGGTAGAAAAATATACAAGCAACTTGTTTTAATGGAAGATGCGATGCTTACACACCGTGTGATGCGAGCACCTGAAAAAAGATTATTCAAAATTGACATTGGAAATATTCCACC